CCTTCATACGAGGGGCGTATTTGTTTTCTTTAACTTTCTCTTCAAAGAGTTCTTTATCTTCTTTGCTGAGTGGTGGCGTTACTTTCTTAGTACGCTTAGCCTTCCGTGGGCGGGACGGGTTGACCTTCTCCAACTTGTTCTCCTCCTAATAGTGCGGGGTTTTTACTTGGGTCCATCATAGGTGATCCCATCTGAGCCTTAGCTAGATCAACTCGTTGTTCTTGTTGAACTGCTTGTTGCTGTTCTTGTTGTACTTCTTGCATACCTCTTACAAGGTTAAGTATATCTATACCTTGTGCAACTGCAAGTCGTTTGATGACTTCTTCAGGGTTTATGTATTGCTGAGTAGCTTCTGGTCCCATGGTTTGTGAGATCATTGTAAGGAATTGTCCAAGACTCTCACGATCTTGACCCCTACCTAATGCATTTACACCCGCCACAATGGTAGGTTGTACAATACCTTTAGGTAACTTAGGAATATCACCAGTCTTTTGGAAAACACTTAGCTTTCTATTCAAGTATGGCACAAGGAATTCTGTAGTGAGCACACTGAAGAGTCCTCCAAGTTGTTGCTCTAGTTCCATCTGTGTCATCCGAACTTCCTCTGCTGTAGTACGTTCTGATTGACGTACATTTAATATAAGGAATGCTTCTGATAATCTTTTCTCTAAGGTTTGCATCATCTGGTAAGCTGTAGCAAAGTCAGCTTGCTTACCTACTTGTACTACACCTATGTCATCAGGTCTACCCTGAACGATAGCACCATTACCTGCAGCTGCAAGAGTCTGTGGTTTAGTAGTACTAGAAGGTGAGACAACAAACACTACCTTAGCAGCTGCTGCACTACCTTCAGTGATAGCTTGTGACAGAGCTTCAAGTGACTTAAGATCACCCATAAACTCTTCCACTCTACCACGTCCATAAGGTTCTCCGTCTAAAGTATTAAACCTTAAAGGTAACCATGGTGTTGTATCAATAGGTGCTTTACTCATGGACCTAGGTATAACTTTATCGTTTACCTCTTGGTGCCATAAGAATCTATTGTTATCACGTCTGACGTGTGTATATACATCCACGTCCTCGCTATCTTTCTCTCCATCTTGACCCGGTGCATTGGGCTGAGGGGTTAGCTCGCCTTCAAAATCGGGTAATAATTTTTTGCTAATTTTTTCTTTGGTAACAATTTCAATCACGTTACCGTTGCCATCTCTCTCTAGGACATAACGATGTAGAGGGAAAAGCTTTAACCCTTCTTTACCCATGAAGATAAGAGCGTTACCTGCTACTACCAAATGCTTAAGTGCTTGGTGTATGATAACACGATCATCTGATGCTGCGATAGCATCCATGATAGTTCTTTCTATCTTTGCAAAGGATAAATCTAATTCTGTTTTAACTTGAGGTTCTACTTCACCTAGCATACCATCGTTAACTTGTAACTTAAAGAAACTTGTGTTAACTGGTACGAGTGCGAGTTGTAGTTTAGCTGCCAGAGTAACCACTCCTTTAGCCCCAACCGATTGCCATGGTGTTGACAATGACTTAGCACTTTTATAGAAATCCTCTTCTCCACGAATTAGATAAGGTATTGTTAGCTTTGCTGCCTCTTCCGCTGTGTTTAGAAACTGTGAACGGTTGGATGATAAACTGTCATATCTAGTTTTAGCTGACATTATATATTAAGGGATTTAAGTTGTAATTGTCTGCCTAATTGTTTAGTACCTAGTGCTGATTCACCAGTCTTAAACTTCTTAGATCTCTTTAGTCTAACTCCTTCTGCTGATCCACCAACACCCATAGTCTGTGCGTTACGGATCATCATATCTTGTAACGGTGCGTCTATACCTGCAGCTGCATTATCGAATGCATCTTTGGAAGCTCCGTACGAACTTGTATCTTCCACGTCTGATGTAAGTTCAGGTGTGTAGTCAACGTCTTCGTTGGTTACTACGATACCATCATCACCATCGTCACCGGGAGGTGGATCATCATCATCAATAGGTGGTTTACCGGGATCTTCTGGATCATAATCCTGAGTACCTGCTTTCAAGAGGCTCCATACATTAGACTCAGTTGTTGATGTTATGTTACCATCTTCATCGTATGTATGTTCAACACTTGGTAAGTAATCAGCTGAAGTCTTAGCTAATGTAGTAGGATCTGATACCCATTTATCTCCAGTAGCTTCACTAACAACTGTACCCATCTCTTGATTAGCAAGCATCCTATGGATACCAGTAGCTTTTGCTTTATCAGGATCATTAACGCCGCCACCATAGTCACCCATGTGTGAGGCTGCTGTTTGCATTCTAACTTTATCAGCTACTTCCTGTGCACCTAAGTCACCTGACTCCATCATGCGGAATACATCAGATTCGGATGCATCAGTAAAGATGTCATCAGCTGTACCTGCAACACCATCAGCTCCGTGAAGTGATGTGTCAGCTAAACGTTGAGCATCACTAGAGTGTAATCCTAACTCAGATGATAGTCTATCTCTGACTGAAGTTTCTTTTTGCACCCAGTCTGCGTTATCACCTCGGTATTGTATAGCATCTCTAACACGTTGAGAATCATCACCTTCAGTTTCATTACGCCAGTATTCTAAACCAGCTGCGTCAGCATCTCTACCATATTCTTCGTGGTAGACATCTCGTATGTTAGATTCTTCACTAGCAAGAAAGTGTTTAGCTATGTCTTGTATAGTAGAACCTCTTTCCATATCACCAGTCCAATGAGCAAATCCACCTGCATCAGATGCTCTACCAAATCCTTTTTGATAAAGTTCTTCTATTCCAATGTTAGTTGCATCAGTAGCACCTGAAACTATACCTTCTAACCAACTCTTACCCATGGTGTCATCAGAACCACCCCATTTATCACCTCTAGCTACAGCAGTCTGTGCTTCAGTTAAACCAGCTAAGTTTTGCATAGCTGCAACTGTAGAATCGCCTGCACCTGTGACAGCAGAGTCTATAAAAGGAGTGACTTGATCAGAGGTTAAACCCTTTGCTTCTAGTAAAGCTAAAGCTTGATTACTAAAGTCTTGAGTACCTGCTACTTCAGATAAAGGTTTGAAGTTATTGTTAGTAGCATTAGCATTAACTAAAGCATTATAATCATATCTGTATGCCATTATGTACCTCCTTTAATCGGTGCTTCAGTTGGGAATGAAGCATCTTTACGTGGCTTTCCAGTTGATACTCTCTTGCCTTTAGATGCATCCCATCTAGTACTTCTTGTATCAACACTAGGATCTGTCCAGACTGTATCATTTAAAGCCATGTAATGTCTGGTAGGTTTCTTAGGTTCACCTATATTTCTAATTGTAATAGAAGGTGCTTTGATTTTAGGTGGTGCATCTACCATCTTAGCTGTGATACTTTCAGGTGATCCGTACTCTTGTGGGTTGTAGTATGTTCTACCGAAGTCTTTGTTACCTAAAGCATTAGCTTCCTCCGACTTCATAATGTTATGCTGTACATTTTCAAATGGCATACCTTTGGCTACTTCACCCATCCAATGAGCTAAACCTTCAGCATCTGGTGTACGATTTAAGTACTGTTTATACCAACCAGTTATGTCAGCTTCGTTAGCAATCCTCACACCCTCATTATTGAATGTAGGTGTTGGAGCATCACCTTTAACAATCTTAAGAGACTGTGGTGGTGCTGGAGGTAACCAAGTTTTAGATTCACCTGTTGGTTGACCAGTTAAATGGTTGTAGTATGTTGTTTTATTAGCAGCTGGGTCAAACTTTCTAGTTGGATAGTATTCAATCCAATCATCATCACCTTTTTTATTAGGAGTAACATTTTTTGCTGCCCAATCTAATGCTTCTTGCTTCTCTTCTTCAGACCAAGCGTTGATAATACCTTGAGCTGTACGAACTTCTCTAACAGTATCGTACTTATTCATATAATTATCTCCAAAGATATCAGAGTGTTTTTCAACCATCGCTTTCCTTGCAGCATCATATAAATTATCATCATTATAACTAGCCCAATCTATCTTAGAATCTGAAGGGTAGATCTCACTAGATCCCATCTCTTCAAACCATTTCGCTGCACCCTCCCAATTATCTGCCATACCACCATCTTCCGATGAGGTTCTTCTAATGTCTAGACCCCATTCTTCACTAGCTCTGTCTTCTGCATCCCAAGAAAAGTAAGTGTCTTCATCTCCATAATAATTATTTTGGAAATCTTTAATAACATCAACACGTTGAGTGTCATTTAACTTACCCCATTCAGGAGTTTGATATAGATTAGCAAGAGCTTCTAAGCTACCAATACCTATCGTTTCCCATCCACCTGACTCTATAGTATCTATCAGATCTTCTGTATCTGCATGGTCTAACCAGTTGAAACCAGTTTCTGCATCGTACCCATCATCAGGTGGTATCCATCTATTATATTTATCATAAGGCATCGCTTCTCACCTCTTCCATTCTATGGACAATCCACTCAACCACAGAGCGTTGTCCAGATCTGTACATAATTTTTTGCATTGAATCCTCTGGGTTTGGTGTGGTTGGTGGAAAGTTCTCCTCTAATTCTTCGAGGATGTAGTTCATGTTGGGACCAGTGATGGCCTCAAGCATATTGTGGGAGGTTGACATTGTTGTGTTCAAAAAAGGCGGGCATTCTGGATGCTTTGGTGGCAGAAAGTTCTGGAGCCTTGCCTTCATACATAAGGCGATCACTCGTATCTAGCCAGAATTTTTTGTCCAAATATTTATCGTAGGTATTTCTACCTAAGGGTTCGAGTACCCAATTAATCGTGGCCTTCCTAAG